AGTAAACAGTATACTGGGGGCTATCGGACAATCACCATTGACTGCTCTTAACTTTGACAACCCAGAAGTAGCAATGGTTTACAACCTACTCCGTGATGCTAACGTAGACACACAAGCAGAGGGGTGGCATTTTAACACAGAAAAACATGTAAAGTTTTCTATCAATACTGATGGTAAAATAATCATTGGTAATGATATACTTTCCATGGACTTACACGATAACCAAGCACGTCGCACACATAACTTTGTACGCCGTAACGGTTTTCTATATGACAAGCAAGATCACACTGATGTATTTACAAGTGACTTAGATCTTGATGTTGTCAGATTATATCAATTTGAAGATTTACCTATTGTCTTTAGAAGATACATAACATACAGAGCTTCAAGAGTAGCTGCTACAAAGCTAGTTGCAAACCCTCAGTTAGCAAAACTACTAGCTCAACAAGAAGCACTTGCTAGAGCTGCCCTCATGGAGTATGAGTGCAATCAGGGCGATCATAGTATGTTTGGATTTGAAGACGATACAGCTTATCAAACCTATCAACCTTGGAGAAACCTTAGAAGATAATGGCAAGTATCACACAAACTATACCTCAATACTCACTAGGAATGTCAGAACAGCCTGACCAGCTAAAGTTTCCCGGTCAGGTAACAGAGATAACAAATGCAATACCAGACCGGGTGCTAAACGCATAGGCACTGATGCACTATCGAGTGTACAGAGTGGTGGTTCGTGGTTTCATTACTTTCGTGATGAGACAGAAGGATCTTACATTGGACAAGTAGCTGCTGATGGTCAAGTCAGAGTATGGCGTTGTAGTGATGGGCAACTGATGACTACAGCTTATGGCAAGGGAGGTCAAACAGCTATACAAGCTTATCTAGCAACAAGCACACCAGAAAACTTACAATTCTTAACAATAAATGACACAACTTTTGTTAATAGCCGTGATACTTCTAATGCTAACACTATCATTGGGACAACACTTTCTGGCACATATGGTCAAAGTTCTACAACTATAACAGTTACTTTTAACGATCATGGGTTGTCAGTTGGTGACAATGTAAATTTAGATTTTACATCTGGATCTGCCACTGATGGAGACTTTTTAGTAGAAACAGTAGGTAATCCTAATACATTTACTGTAACTGCTGCTGGTAGTGCTTCTACTTCTGGTAATGTTACAATTAAGCCTTTAACAGATGCTACACCAGATGCTCACTTCGGGTTCATAGAACTCTTACGTACAGAGAATGGTAGACAGTATGGTGTTAATATAAATAATGGTGCTACAGTTACAACTCTTAGAAGAGCTACAAAAATAAAAGTTACTGGACACAGCTTTGATGAAACTGACGGCTCAGGTCACTGCCCCGGTATAGGTACAGAAGTCTATGCTGTTACAGCTAATAATACTTATGATCCAACTACTAATGTACAACATGTAAAAGATAGCAGTGGTAACACACTTACATCAGGTAAAAATAATTTAACATTTAGAGTTACAGCTTTAGGTCAGCAAGGTGTTAGCCCTAACTATAGTGCTAGCCAGAATGGCCCCGGTGGACAGAACTATAGATGTAGTTATAATATAGAACCTGTACTGCTACATGGTGGTGAAGGATGGCAAGTTGGTGATGTAGTTCGTGTTATACCAGAGCATGCTTCTACTGCAAACAGTTCTGACGGTCAAGCATATATAGATATTACTGTAACTGAAATAGAAGAAACAAGTGTTAATGCTACAATATCCTCTAATGGTGACGGTCTTATACGACCAGCACCTACCCCTTTTAATGCTGATACAGCTGTTACTGCTGATACTATTATTGGTGGTATTATAGCTGATTTACCATCAGGTGTTACAGGTAAACATATAGGTACAGGTATTTACTTATCAAGCTCAAACCCATTTAGTTTAGAAGTCGTTGAAGAAGATTTGATGCGTTGCTTTCAATCCTCTGTAAATGACGTACAAAATCTACCTAATCAATGTAAACATGGATATATAGTAAAGATTTCTAACTCTAGAATGTCAGATGAAGATGACTACTATCTCCGTTTTGATGGTCAGAATGATAGAGATGGTGTAGGCTCTTGGTCTGAGTGTGCAAAGGCTGGTATAGCTAAAAGGCTTACAAACATGCCACTAGTTATACAACGTACAGCTACAACTACATTTACTGTTAAACAGTTTGATTATCAAGAAAGACGAGTAGGTGATGATGTAACTAATCCTCTACCTTCTTTTGTAGATTTAGACAATGGTGCACGTATAAACAAAGTACTATTTTTCCGTAATAGATTAGCACTACTGTCAGGTGAGAATGTAATTACATCAAGACCGGGTACACTAGGTACACCTGACTTCTTTAACGAAACAGCTCTAACTACATCTGCAAGTGACCCTGTAGATATATCAGCTGCCTCCATGTTTCCATCAGAATTATTTGATGGTATAGAAGTGAACACTGGTTTGGTAGTATTTAGCACAAACCAACAATTCCTACTTGCATCAGATGATACAGTTTTTAACCCTGATACTGCAAAGCTACGTAGTATAGCTACATTTAATTACAACGAAACTATACCTCCAATATCTTTAGGTACAACTATTGCATATGTTGACAACTCTGGTAAGTTTAGTCGCTTCAATGAAATGGCTAATGTAAGTAGAGAAGGAGAACCTAGTATAGTAGAGGTAAGTAAAGTTGTACCAACATTATTACCAAAAGACATAGACTTACTGACAAACTCTAGAGAAAACTCTATAATATTGTTAGGCAAGACAGATTCAGATACAGTCTTCGGTTATAAATATTTTCAAGTATCTGAGCAAAGACAGCAGGCTGCATGGTTTAAATGGAAGTTTAACAATCCATTAATATATCATTTTATTATTAATGATGAATATTTCTTTTTAGATACTGATTATTATCTACAAAGTATTAAGTTAGTGCAGACTGAAAATGACCCTTCAACAAGTATAAACAATGTCGACTTCTTACTTCATGTGGATAATCATACTACTATTAGCGGTGGTAGCTATGACTCAGCTAGCAACACCACAACCTTCAGTAATGTGGGCTGGTTAAGCACAGTTACTACACCTAATCACGACTTAGTGGTTATTGACGAGGGCGGCACTCCAGCCCCTACTAATGACCAAGGTAGATATGCTAAAGCTACAAAAGATCCATCTTCTAACACCCTTACTGTATCCGGAAATTGGAGTGGCGTAACACTTACCATAGGTTATATATACCCATACCAAGTTAAGTTTCCGACTTTCTATGCTACCCAACAACAGGGTAATAGCTCTAGAGCTGATGTAAACTCATCTCTTGTACTGCATAGACTTAAATTACACTTTGGTAAGATAGGTCTATATGAAACCACACTTGAACGTGTAGGTAAAAACGACTATACAGAGGTATATGAATCAACAGTTATGAACGCATATGCCGCATCAAGATCTCCTTATTTAGAGGAACACATACAGACTGTACCTGTATACGAAAAGAACACAAACGTAGACGTAACCTTAACATCGTCACACCCTGCCCCAGCTACACTTCGCTCTGTATCTTGGGAAGGTGACTATTCACCCAAGTATTACAAACGTGTCTAATTACATACACCCACTTACATTGGAGGCTGCCGCACAGGTTGCCTCTAATCTCCGTCCAGATGACCGCAGAGAGGTCGAAGAAGGCCATGGTATACCAATAGCCCTCTTACCTCGTTTGATGTGTCACAACGCCTCCTACGTGTATTTTACAGTGCCTGACGGCAAGACTGCTGGCATGGCGGGAGTAGGAGAAGAAGGTGATATATGGATGCTTTGCACTCCAGAAATACACCGATATCCAATTACATTTGCAAGAGAGGCCAAACGGTATGTCGATAGCCGTACTGAGCCACTCCTCTGGAATATAGTTGACAGCAGAAACAAGGCACATTTAAAACTGCTAAAGTTTCTTGGCTTCAAGTTTTTACGAGAGTTAAAACACGGGCCGAACAATGTAACATTTATTGAATTTTGCCGTGTGCGTAGACGCTAATGCAGGGGCAAGGGCACAAGCTAGAGCACAAGCTGCTGCTAAAGATGCCCGTTATAAGTCCGATGCTCTAAAGTTTTTTAACAGAGAAACTACTTTAGAAAGAACACAAAATAGAAATGTCATAGGTTTATCACGAGATCAAGCTGATGCCTATGCTCAAGCTCTAGCTACTCAAGGAAAAGGTAGAAGAAGAGTTGAAGATGCTGCCAAAGCTTACTTTGCTAAGATGCCTGTGAATGAAGGCGGTCGTAGTAGACGATTTGGTAAGCTAAAATATCTTGAATTATTACAAAAAAATGCAGATGTTGAGGCTACAGTACAGAATGTATTTGGTCGCAACATGGCATACTCACAAGAGGGTATCAAACGTGTATTCCTATCTAAACAAGCATCAGCACGAGAAGCTCTTGGTGTTAGACCAGAGTATGGTGCACCAGTTCTGATGCCTCCAAGCAACAGACTTGGTGGTGCTCTACAGATTGCTAGTCAAGTAGTTGGTATTGCTAGTGCTTTTCCGGGGTTTCCATCAGATACTAAACTGAAAGAAAATATAGAAGAAGTTGGTGTATCACCTGATGGCTACAAGATATATGAATTTAACTATAAAGGATTTAAAGATAGATGGCGTGGAGCTATGGCTCAAGATGTTGTCAAGAAGAATCCAATGGCTGTAGCTATAAAAGACAACTACTTAACTGTTGACTACAGTAAAATTGACGTTAATATGGAGCTTGTATGACCTCATCATTTTCTAATCTAGTCGGTACGGAAAGGGACAGGATTCCTGACCTACCGATTAGTAACTACGCCTCTACCGAAGCTAACATGGAGGAGGCTGTCAACAAACAGATTGACGAAAACATAAGAGACCAAGAAAGATTCTTCAAAGAACTTGGTGACATAGAAGAGTTAAAAGCAAATAACTTTTTTGACAACTTAAGTTCACTAGGCACCTTAGTAAGCAATGTACGTCAGTACGCTGAAGCACGTGAAAGAAACAGAGAAGCACGTGAATCACTTAAGTTTGCTAAAAAATTATACGAAGAAAAACAGGATCAGTTTCTAGAGTTTCAAGAAAAAAGACTTGATATGAACGAAGCTGAACAGGAAGCTGCACTAAGAGAGCTAGCAGGCGATAACGAAGAAGTGTACGACTTTCTAAAATTAAAGTTTGCACCTACTCTTGAAGGTTTAGAAACAGATGACTTTATACGAGACTACGATGACTTTGCAGCAAGTGGACTTAAGAGTAGAATACAAGCTAAGAATGTTCTTAACTTACCAACCAGACTAGACGCTAGTGAAGCTATTGATGATACTATAGAAAACATTGTTACTAAATATCTGATAGATGCAAATGCCAAAGGCTTGAATGTACAAAGCAGACAGCTTCGTAGACATTTCATCAAGCGTCTGTACCCATCTCTTGTAAAAGAAAAAGAAAAGATCTTATCTACATGGGAACGTATAAGTGACCAGAACTATATAAATCAAAATAATAAGTTTGTTGATAATGCTATCATCGAAACTGTTAACTCTAAAAATGCAGACGGTGACTACGATGGAGTCTATGATAATATAGACAC